AAATTGATTATGATCGAGATAACTTGCTTACTGACTATGCAGTAGGTATGTTAAAAGATTTTTATATGATTGAGAGTGAACAGTCACCACAAGATGCATATGCTAGAGCATCAACAGCATGGTCGATGTACAAAGGACAACTAGATGAAGTACTTGCACGACGACTCTATGAGTATGTTTCTAAGAAGTGGTTTATGTTTGCTTCACCCGTACTGTCTAATGCTCCTTCCGATGAAGGTAAATCGAAGGGACTACCCATCTCATGTTTCCTCACATATGTACCAGATACTCTAGAAGGACTCATTGAGCATTCATCCGAACTAAGATGGTTATCTGTGATGGGTGGTGGTGTCGGTGGACACTGGGGAGACGTGCGTACGGTCTCTGACATCGCGCCTGGACCCATTCCGTTCATGCACACTGTAGATGCGGACATGATTGCGTATCGTCAGGGTAAGACCCGTAAGGGGTCTTATGCGGCATACTTAGATGTGCATCATCCAGACATTGTAGAATTCCTAAATATCCGTATACCGACAGGTGACGTTCAACGGAAAGCTCTGAACATTCACAATGCTATAAATATCACAGATGAGTTTATGGCTGCGGTCTTAAACAACACAAATTTTGACTTGCGTGATCCGAAAGATGGCATAGTAAAAGAATCCATCAATGCACGTAAGTTGTGGGAACGAATCCTTGAGGTACGTTTCCGTACGGGTGAACCGTACTTGAATTTCATTGACACTGCGAATCGTGCACTCCCGATGCCACTAAAGGAAAAGGGTCTCAAGATTCACGGGTCAAACTTATGTAACGAGATTCACTTGCCGACAGGTCCAGACAGGACTGCGGTATGTTGTCTCTCATCACTCAATCTAGAATACTATGATGAGTGGAAAGATACCAACATCGTGCGAGACCTTATTCGCATGTTGGATAATGTTCTTGAGTACTTTATCGAGAACGCACCAGACAGCATTTCACGTGCAAGATACTCTGCTGCTCGTGAACGCTCGATTGGATTGGGTGCAATGGGATTCCATTCACTCTTACAGAAACACTCTGTCGCTTGGGAGTCTGATAAAGCACGAGAGATAAATAAAGTTGTCTTTCAGAATATCAACAAACAAGCAACAGAAGAGTCACGGCTCCTTGCGAAAGAGCGAGGTGAATACTCAGACGGTTTAGGTTCAGGAATGCGTAATGCGCATCTAATAGCAATAGCACCAAACGCGTCGTCGGGAGTCATTTTATCAACGTCACCATCGATTGAACCACTGAAGGCATGTGCTTATACGCACAGAACTCGCGCAGGTTCTTTCCTAGTGAAAAATGTTCATCTGACCCGACTCCTAAAAGAGAAGGGTCACGATAACGAATCTACGTGGTCCAGCATTATCACCAAGAAAGGGTCGGTGCAACACCTACCTTTCCTTAACGAAGGTGAGAAGGCAATCTACAAGACCGCACAAGAACTAGACCAGAATTGGGTGGTGACACACGCGGCAGACCGACAACCATTTATTTGTCAGGGTCAGTCAGTCAATCTCTTTTTCCCTTCCGGTGCCCCTAAGCGATACGTCAATAAGGTGCATTTTAACGCGTGGAGAAAAGGGTTGAAAGGTCTATACTATTTGCGCACAGAGGCAAGTTCTCGTGCGGAGACGGTATCAGACAAAGTCGAACGGGTTGCATTAATGGATGACAACCGGACGATAATCTATGGTAAATCTAACTGCCCGTGGTGCACTAAGGCCATCGAAGAGTTGCAGTTACAGGGAGTCGATTTCGATTACGTGGACCTTGAAGTAATCAAGAAGTCTGCGGCAGAAGTTACTGGTCGAAAAGATGTTACGACGGTCCCTCAGATTTACATAGAAGGAAGATACATTGGTGGTTATGAAGATCTTATGCTCCAACTGAAAACGGATATCACATTAGCCGTAGATGATGGAGACGAATGTCGAGCTTGTGAAGGATAGGGGCAGACGCCTTACATACAACTTATAATACAGGTCTATTATGTCGTTACTTAAATTTTCAGAAACATATAAACCGTTCCTATATCCTTGGGCGGTTGAATTAACAAAGAAACACGAAGAGATCCATTGGATCGAAGATGAAGCAGAATTGTCCGAAGACGTACAGGATTGGAAAACCAAACTGTCTGAAGATGAGAAAGTATTCATCACACATGTACTACGATTGTTCACGCAGTCAGACGTACAGGTAGGTGAGAACTACCACGAACTATTAATACCAAAGTTCAAGAATAACGAGGTGCGTAACATGCTGTCCTCGTTCGCAAACCGTGAAGGGGTACACCAACGTGCGTATGCTCTTCTTAATGATACTCTAGGTCTACCAGATGAAGAGTACCATGCATTCTTAGAATATACTGAGATGGCAGACAAGATCAATTTCATGAAAGACGGTAACGTCTCTAGTCATATGGGTCTTGCACTTGCGTTGGCACAGTCTGTGTTCAACGAAGGTATGTCAGTATTCGCATCGTTTGTCATGCTACTAAACTTCCAACGTTTTGGAAAGATGAAGGGTATGGCGACAATCGTGGAATGGTCCATCCGTGATGAAACTATCCACGTACAGGGTAACGCAAAGTTGTTCCGTGAGTTTACGGATGAACACCCACGTATCATCAATGATGAACTCAAGTCAAAGATATATCAGATGGCAGAGAATGCTGTCGCACTAGAAGACAAGTTCATTCAACTTGCGTTTAAAGGTAACAATGTACAGGGTCTAACCAAGAAGGAAGTACGCGACTACATACGTCACATTGCTGACCGTCGACTACTTCAGTTAGGTCTGAAGCCATTGTTCAAACAAAAAACAAATCCTCTACCGTGGTTGGATTGGGTACTGAACGGAGCATCACACGACAACTTCTTTGAGAAACGTGTAACCGAATATTCAGTAGCCGGTATGGAAGGTGAAGACTACGGATGGGAAGAGTTGGAAGCAGAGGTAGCATAGGTGGATAAAGAGTACACCATTGAGTGTCCTATCTGCGATATACAGTCAATCGTGAGGGTTCCTTATGAAGAGGAACTTCCACGTCACTGCCCTATGTGTGGTGAAGATGCTGTTGCAGAAATGATTGGAGATGATGATTAATGGATTTGAGGTCAGTAATCAAGACCGTACCGGACTTCCCCGCTGAAGGGGTCATGTATAAAGATGTCACAAGCATTCTAGAAAACTCTAAAGCATTCGAATACAGCGTTGAAAGTTTAATGAAATTCTGTACCGGACGACGCATCACCGATATAGTATCGCCAGATGCGAGAGGGTTCTTGTGGGGGTCGCCTGTAGCGTTTCTAATGGGGGTGCCACTCCATATGGTACGTAAACCAAACAAACTCCCGCCGCCCGTAAAGTCCCAGTCATATGATTACGAGTACGCTAGTGGAGTTTTGGAAATGAAAGCCGATGCTCCACTTAATGCGAACAGTAGTGTTTGTATCATTGATGATGTGAATGCAACTGGAGGTACTGCTCTAGCAATAACCGATTTACTTAAAACGTTTGGTGTGCAAGACATGTGTTATGCGTCAGTTATTGACCTTGCATTTCTTGGAGGTTCATCCAAACTTGATATGGACACGTTCAGTGTAGTGACTTATGAATAGTATTATATTAATTGCCCTAGAACTAGAAGCACCAAAAATGTCTCAGTGGAACAACGTATTCTTCACTGGGGTCGGTAAAGTCAATGCAGCGATGACTGCTGCAAAACTAATCGAACGATACAAACCAGAGAGGGTGTTCAACTTCGGTACTGCCGGTGGTATCACAGTAGACGGTGGTCTGCATAGAGTAGACAAGTTCGTGCAACGCGATATGTCATGTGCGGGTCTAGGATACAGTCTTGGCCAAACACCATTCGAGGACGGAGTCATCTTAGGTCACGTTCATGATATTGAATGGGAAACCGGAAAGGTTTGTAGTACGGGGGACAACTTTGTTGCAGACCCAGACCTTGAGATTCCTGCTGACCTAGTAGAGATGGAAGCATATGCCATTGCAAAGGTATGTCAGGATGCGGGGGTAGAGTTTCATTGTTACAAATATGTCAGTGACCAAGCGGATGATGATGCCGCAGAGGAATGGTCCAAGACAGTATCTCAAGGCGAACCATATTTCATACGAACTTACATGACCTATAAGTAGGTGCATGGAATGGCTATTTGAAGACACATTGTTCGATCCCGAAGAATCCTTTCTAGAAAACTATCAAGGGTTCGTCTACCTCATCACTGAACTTAGTACTGGTAAAAAGTATATCGGTAAGAAGTTCTTTTGGAAGCCTAAAACACTGCCAGTGACCAAGACACGAAAGCGCAAAGTTAAGACGCGAGTAGTGTCAGACTGGAAGAAGTATTTTGGTTCTAGTCTAGAAGTAAAAACTCTAGTTGAAGAGAAAGGTGCAGAGAGCTTCAAAAGAGAGATTCTGAAACTCTGCCGCACCAAAGGGGAGTGTTCGTACTACGAAGCAAAACTACAGTTCGAGTACGACGTTCTACTCAGGGATGATTTCTACAACGCGTTCATTGGATGCAAGATCCACGCGAAGCATCTACCCAAAGCTTAGATGCGGTCGAAACCGCACATTGCAACTTTGTACTTCTCATTACCAAGAAGCATCTGGTCACCCATCGAGGTAGACCGCAAACCATACATCACGCCATCATAGACCGGAAGGTCTGCCATCACAGTCACATCTTCTGAATAGTCCGGATTGTTTTCTATGTCATCACGACTCCATGAACCACCAAGGTTCTGGGTGCGGTGATATGCATACTCAAGGGCTTCATCACCAGTACGATTGCCGACGGCAACAAAGGCAACAGTTCGGGGCGAATCTTCAAACGCGGTGTGGATAACAGCAACTTTCATAACTTGATTCCTTCATTAATTTATGTAGCCATTATACATGTTTTTGAAACAGATGTAAAGGGCATGGTTAGATTATTTTAGCATATACAAAAAGTTCTTATGCCAAAATGTTCTAAGAAAAGTGTTGACTTTATTTCAAAAACAGGTATAATAGCTACATAAATTAATGAGGTTACCTAATGACTTTATCTTACGAATGCGTTTTACAAAACTTTCCTACATGTGCTGGTATGGCAGTTGGCACCACTGTCGTAGTGCGGGATGTTCCCGCATCAAGTAACTCAGGTGGTACCGCAACACTTGAGGTAATCCGCCTCACAGACTCGTACTGTAAGGTTCGAGAGGTGTGACTAATTACCAAAAATAAGTCACGCTTAGTCGTTGACAGATGTTTCCAAAAGATGTATAATGGCTACATAAATTAATGAAAAGAGAGATTTGATTATGTCTAATTCAATTATTGTTGTTATCGCCACTCAGTTCCGTGAGAACTACGGTGCCCACGATTGGAACGGTGAGGGTTACTGCCCTCAGCACTGGAAGTCCAAGGGTGGCGACACCTATTTCATCAACGCGTCGGCGGATGATATCGCCAACACTCAGTGGTGGGTCGACGTTGAGCGTTCTATCGAGCACTCATCCGCATACTCTGAGGAGTACATCATCTCTGAGTCGGTCGTCGATCTTATCGACTTCCGTGAGGAAGACCACATCGAGTTCTGGGAGTCCGCGATCTGCGCGACGGTAGACTTCGGTCAGTTGTACTGCGAGAAGAAGGCACTCAACTTCGAGAACGAGGTTGTCGGTGTCCGTCGATGGGAACAGGACTCTATGGGTAAGGACGCATGTTCTCTAGAAAATTTTGATGAACCTGTGCGCGAGGAATGGCGCTTCAAAAAAGAGGCGAACCTCTATGGGGACGCTGCATAATTTTATTGACAGGTCTCCATTTTTCTAGTATAATGTGTAGTATTGATGGGAGTACTACATGATTTTATCTAAGAAAGACGCTATGTGGGCGTCTTTACAATTTATCGAATACTTCGAGAACTTCGGACGTATCGACGACTATTTTCGTGCGCGTAAGATTGAACGTGTTCGGAACATCCCTACACCACTGCCCGGTTTTAGTGTAGAGGATGATCTTTTTCAACAGTTCGATTTGCATCCTATGGATATGGACTTTAGAATACAACAACTACCTAACGAGATGTTCGATACCTTATTAGAAAAAACAGCGTCTTTCTCTCCAGATGAGTCGCCAGGCAAGACACATAAAATGGTTGTCATGGAGAAGACCACAAATACGATTGTTGGATTCATTCGTTTTGGATCCCCACTGATAAATTCGAAACCAAGAAATGAATACCTTGGGGGTGTTCCAGATCTCGACATCTTCAACCGTCGAGCGATTATGGGATTCAATATTGTTCCTGCTCAACCCTTTGGGTACAACTACCTTGGTGGTAAACTTCTCGCTGCTATCTGTTGTTCACACGAAAGTCGTCGACTTTTAAACAAGAAGTATGATACAGAGTTTTGTCTGTTTGAAACCACATCTCTATATGGTAATCTCAAAGGCGCATCGATGTATGATGGCATGAGACCTTATCTGAGATATAAGGGAGACACACAATCCAAGTTCCTATTGACCTTGGGCGAAGACATGTATCCTCGTATGCGTGATTGGTTCATTGAGAAGAATGGAGGAGAAGAAATCGTACCGAAGGGTGTATCGTCGCGTAAACTGAAAATGCAAACCAAGATGGTTGGTGTTATAAAGTCATCACTCAAAAAACACGATACAAAAGCATACGAGATGTTTTCAAAAAAGATTGCGACTGCGGGTGATGTCACAACACAAAAACGTTTCTACATGTCCGAATATGGTTATTCGAATGTGCGTGACGTTCTTCTTGGAAATACCGATAAGTTAGTCAAGGCGGAGAATTTCGATCGATTTGAGTTGGACAACGTTGTTAACTGGTGGAAGAAACTCGCGACCAAACGATACGAAAAACTGACACGAGAAGATCGAGTTCGTCAGTCGCTGGAGGTTTGGAACCAAGAAACTATGAACGAGATTGACATCATACGATGAATATTACTATTGCGAGACTCAGATCTTTTGTCCGATATGAAGGACCGCTGCAAACCGTCCTTGACAGTTTTTTTGAAAACTATGTCAAGTGGATGAAGGCAAACCCACAACACAATTATGACACATACAATTGTTCCTTGGATGGATCGACACCTAAACGAACGCCAGAAACCATTGAATGGGCGGATGTTATTGTTATTCCCAGTGATAGTGAGTTCAGATATCACGGTGAGTTGCAAATGAACCCAAAAGACTTGGCGAAGAGTGAGTCACACATTGAGAAGATTGCACCTTACTTTGCAGGCAAGACTGTGGTCATGTTTAGGAGTGATCGGGGAGACACTGAAGAATTGTATCGAAGTTTTTTGCCGGACATCAAACACTTCATCACTATCGATGAGATTGATTTCAGCGGAAACATTCATGGTATGAAATACCATTTTATCCAAAGACTCAAAAATCCGATTACGGAAATGATGTATGAAGGTAAGAGTATTGATTTTGCGTATTGGGGAAGGATGAAACACGGGAACGA